TTCAACCTCCGAATCAAGTCTGAAGACAAGACGGAACTTCGGAAAATTCTCCTTACTGCTAGCGGTACTATAACACACAAAATCCCAATTACCAAAACGGCTAACAAGTTCATCCTTTAGATTTCCTTTAAATTCATGATCATCAACGTCAATAGCAGCCCAACCTGCCCAAGCCAATACGTTCTTATTGGCTCTAGTAGTATCCGGTGAGTAAGTAGCTGGTGATATAAGTTCAGCATCCTCTTTTCCATTTAATGGCCTTTCAGATAATTTATATAACATTTTAGTAAGCTGATCCCAAGTATTTAGGTCAACACGTTTATCAGTTTTATTGTCGAATCTGCTTTTGAATATAGTCAAAGAATACATTATACAAAGAACGCGTCCAGAGTAGCTCTGGGTTCGGTCTCCCAGTTGATTGTGTCCAAGATAGGTTGCAACGGATCTATGAAACCTTTCTCAAACATTTTACCATAATCTACAAAGGAATGTAACCCCAATTCTTTAGGTAAACCTTCCGGAAATGCAATAATATTCTCTTTAATTGGATTCGGTTGTTTTAGATATAAGAACTTAATCTTGGAACCATTCTGTATAGATTCATATCGATTGGTTAATCCGCCTTTAGCCAAATAGTGGTTATATAGAAGTGAACCACGGACATGGATTGGAGTACCCTTCGTATAGATATCGTGCTTATTACCAGCCCACTTTTTAATCTCAGTCACACCACGAGGGAATGCAGCGGCTTCTGGTGGTAGCGAGAAGAACTCCCGCTTGAACTCGGCAATGTATTTCTGAACCTCGGATTCGGTAGAACCCATGATGAGTTTAAATACGTGCTTAAACTTTTCACGCATGATCTCTGGGGTCGAAGACTTAATAGCCTCAATCCCCATAATCTTAATCTTGGGTTCCGAATACTGAACGCCTTCAGAGTTATGTACGTTTAGGATATAACGTTTCTTAGCTTGCCATATGCCGCGATCTGCAATAACCTCACGCTCCATAACCATTCGATTCTGATACGCATTCGTCTGTTCGAATAGATCCTGCATAGACCGTTCAAACATTGGATTAAAATGTTCTTCACAAATCTTAGATAGGAACTGGACTGGATCTTTAGGATTAAACTTTTCTACTAGGCCGGAGAAGTTAACATAGACCGAATCCGTATCAATCGCAATAACATAATCTTTGTCTGTACCAAGGAGCTTGTTTAGTTCTGCATTCACCGCCGACTCGCACCACTTAATGACCTTTTGGCCGGTAAGTGTAATGCCTTCAGCGATACGCAGATCGAAGTATCGATACCACTTGTTGCCAAGTGCACCGAACAAACTATTGAGCAAAATCTTAATAGCCATTTGTCGGTTCTGACACCGAACAATCTCACGTTCAAGCTCTACTGATTTATTCTTCTGATACGCTTTTTGTGCCGCCAACATTTGGTTCTTTACGGTCTTACGTTCGGCATAATAGTCCACAATAATTTTAGGCATGATGCCTTCGAAGTCTTTACGGTAATGACTATTGTTAGCAGCTTTTGCATAATCACCATTAACATCCATTTCCATATTACTTACTATAGTTTCTGGTGACATATTCCACTGAGCAATAATGTTAGGATATAGTGAGTTAAGGTCAAAGCTAACCACCCACTCGTGCATACCAATCTGTGGTTCTTTCACGTACCCGCCCGCGAACGCGACGGTCTGTTTAGCCAGATCCTCACGTGGTTTCATGGATGGAACCGCAATCTGCTTTTTATTCAGTTCCCGATATACAATAGAATCCCATATAGATGTAGTACCCATAACGTCAGTAAAGTTAACACCGGCTTTGTATGCCAGGGTAAATGCCAAACCCATCAGGCCAGTCTTATCGTTAATGCGTTCTACCAGTTCAACGTCTTTTATGTTATAGTCGATATAGAGCTGGTGGTTTTCTTTATACAAATTTCTAAGGTTACCATACTCTTCATATGATAACTTACGTTCGCCCAGAACCACACTGGAGATATGGTTAAGACTATAGCTTTCCTGCGGCCCGTACGCATAGCCGAACTTCTTAAACAGATCGAAGTAATCCATTTGACTAATGCCAACAATCATATATGAATCCTGGTTCATATTTTTGAATTGTACCTGCTTTAGCCGTGGCTCTGCATTCCAAGGAGATAGACGCTTAGCCGCTTCTATTGTGCCAATACGGAGAATACGATTAATAATATAAGGCATATCGAAGAAGCGGATGTTCCACCCAGTGATTACATCCGGATAGTCTTTTTGCCAATACTTCAAAAATTTAATTAGTAATTCCTCTTCGGAATCACATTTATGATACTGGATAAGCAAATGTTTATGAGGTGATTGTTCTACGTCATACTCGCCACACGCCCAGACGTGGTAAACATTAGACCGGCTGGATTTAATTGTAATAGCAGTAATAGGATGAAGTGCTTCTTCAGGTGTGGGAAAACCATCTTCGGAGTGAACCTCGATATCAATATTGACCACATTGATCTGGGACTCGTCAAACTTTATTTCGTCTGGAAACTTTTCTGCAATAAACTGCATCACCGCACGATCCATACCACAGTACGGCTTACTGCCAGGAACCTCGTGCTGCTTTACATATTCACGTAAATCTTTAGGGGAGTTAAGAATCTTTTCTTTTACATTGTGTCCGTGAATAGACTTCCATCCGGTTTCTTCTTCACAGTATTCGAACATGGTTGGTTCAAAATTATATTTGTGGCTGACTGGTTTACCACTATCATTGTAGCCACGATATACGACGCGATTCATATACGTGTCGACTGATGTATAAAAACTCATGCATTTCTCCTATTGATCGGAGTATTATAATATAAAAAAGGGGGATTGTAAATCCCCTGGTTTTAGTATAGTCCGGCAGATTCAGGATCAAGATCAAGATTTTCTTCGATATTTAAGAAGGCCATAATATTACCATATTCGTTTTTTAGAAATGATTTAATAGTATCAAATGAGGAGAAATAGATATTATAAAGAGGATTACCCCCTGCAGGTCCATTTTCGGTTACAAGTTTAAATACTATATCATATTTTTGTTCGGTTTCAGGAATAGCGTGGATTCCGTCATGTGCAATATCAAGTTCCAGTAGATAGACATGTGAATCGCAGAATGTAGAATGATGATAAGATTTAGACATTAGGTATCTCCTTTGTTTGTGATACCTTTATATCGTAAAAAAAGGGAGCTGTAAACCCCCCTTTTTCATTTTATTTGAATTATTTTTTCTCTGAAACGAAGCTATACATTTCTTTAGCTTTGGACATTAGCTCATCCATAGAATACATTTTATTGGCTTCTTGCCATTGCTCCATAGTGACCTTACCGGCCTCAAACATTTTCTCAGCGAACTCGCGATTCATATGATATTGTTGATCCATGTAATCTTTTGCAAGTTGTAGCATTTCAGAACGAATCTCAAAGGGGTTTTTATTTGCCATAGTATTACTCATTTTATTACCTTTGCCATAGCTTCACCAGCTGCATTTGCAAATGCGTTGGTTTGTTTCATAGCATTTTTTGTAAATTCCGTTTGAACCTTAATGAACTCGTATAGTGGCTCACTCATTGATTCATCTTTAACCCAAGTATCAACCCAAGTCTTTTTTGCATTTTGGATTGCATCAATCCATACGTTTGTAAGATAGTCTGTTGAGAACATTTTTCTCTCCTGTGTCTGTGTTGTGATCGAAGGGGCCATTACAGCCCCTTTGCTAAGATTCTTCTATTAGCCTTTCAGCTTTGCAATCTGCATCATACAATTTTTTGCTAGGTCATGTTGACCTTGACTTGCAAAATGAGTAGCTGCTCTGCTATATCCAACAACTTCAGTCCATCTTAAAAATCCGGCCCAAAGTTTTTGGAAGTATGAACGATGATCGATAGTGACTGTATCTACTAAAAAAGCCATTAGACAAATCCTTTTAAGTTAGGGTTAAAAGGAGAGATAAGATGTGATTGTTTCATATCTACATCCTGTCTAGCTATAGAATAGATATCGCCTCTTGCAATACCAATATCATTCAATTCTGCATCAGTTAGCTTACGCAATTCATGTTCTGTTTGTCTGATTGCTTTAGCCATTTGATAGTTATTAATTAGCTTCTTGAAGAAGTTGTTTAGTGTCTGTGTCATTTGTTAGTTCCTCGTAATGACCAATTTCGATTTTACGAGGACGCATTTCTTCTGGGACTTCATATTTCAAATCAATTGACAATACACCGTCTTTAAGATCTGCTCCATGCACTTTTACGTGCTCAGACAGCCTGAAGGTGCGTTTGAACTTCTTAGTGGAAATACCACGGTGAATGTACTCGCGACCTTTTGATTCATGTTCCCCCATCACAGTCAAGGTACGATCCTTGAACTCAATATTTAATTCATCTTTGTTAAATCCGGCCACAGCCAATTCAATAAGATATTCGGTTTCACCGGTCTTAAGAATATTGTGGGGTGGATAGTGGTCTTGAGCATGTTTTGCAGTAAACTCAAGTTCATTAAATAAATGGTCAAACCCAACAAAAGATGAACGTGGGAATAGTGTTTGTAAGCCTGTCATAGTTATCTCCTTTTTACAAGCAAGAAAGTTGTTGAGCCGGTCTTCCGCACTCAACATTATTTATCATATCATAGTTATTACTTTACGTAAACCCTGCTATTACTTATTACCAATATTATATTTGGGACATAATTCCCATTGGTCTTTCTCTTTATAAGGCAGGATCTTAATTAGTCGTAATGGTGCGCAATCTAGATTTACAGCTCCTTGGATCTCTACTAGACCCCAGTCACTCATTAGTGTGGCAATTGTATTACGACGTTGAATATCCGATAGCTCTAGATTGGCCTTTTTACCATCCAACATAAACAGTTCTTTAAAGTGTACTATAAAATAGCGACCTTGTTTATGTAGGATGTGACATGATTGAAATAGCTTTTTATCTTTACGTGAAGCCACGCCAATCCGTGTAAGTGTTTCGCGAACCTTTAGAAAGTCATCTGGTTCGTTTAAGGTTACTTCCAACATATCTGTTGGAGCCCATTGAATAAAATTATCTTCTTCCACCTTTATTCACCTTCTGTTTTATTATAGTTATTTGTTCAGGTGATAGGAGGGGAAGGACTTGTTTAGCTTTTTCATTACTATACCCATAATATTCTTTAACCACCTCAATATCACTCTCAGTTTCTGGTTTATTCCATTTCGAAAATCGTTTACGCTTTCTGATGGTATTTATAAGAAAATGATATTGAAGCTTTTTATCAAGATGATGATACTGATTCATGATGTTAGCAAGTTGAATCGTATCGTAGAAATAGCTTAAGGACCGGTTGATCGTAAAGCTATTGTAACCTTTCTCAGTTATATCGTCAACCATAATATCTTTCTTGGTATGGCTGACACTATTTACATAATCAAATGGATTCATTATATACCTTGTTCAATCCCGCTGTCTTGCCATGCCCATTCAAGTGATTCGGATATCAGTTTTGATAGCTCGTCAGCAGTGTAGTCTTGAGTGTTAGTCTTTTTATTAATGTGTTTATCATTCACATATAATTGTGGAACCGTCTTATGACCTCTTTCTTTTACAAACTCTAAGGCTTTGATATTTTCCTTAATATTAATAGTAATATACGTATAACCAGTTTTATCTAGCATACCTTTCATAATATCGCAGAACGGGCAAGCCGGCTGAGTGTAAAGAATAATGCTCATATGTTTCTCCTATTGTAATAGACCAATTAAAAAGCTATGAAGCAGCTTAAACATAGCGGCATTATCATACACCAATAGCCATAATACAATTATACCAAATACTAATCTCATTTGAAATCCACCTGTGCCATTATCTCAGTTAAGCATGCAACTGTATTTAGCTCTTTATCAGCAACGAAAGCATCCTTATATTGATAATCAGCAAGAATTAATACCAGCTGTGGAATACTTTTACCTTCAATATATTCAAAGGCTGTGTCATATAGCTTACGGAATATGGCAGAAGTATCTACGTCCATATTATTCGTAACCCATTGACGCATCTTTTTAAAATCTTTGCCTTTGAGATGCTGGATCAGAGCAGTAACATTAGAGTTATTATTACTAGAAACATCAGCACTAATTGCTCCGGTGACGGCCCGTCGTTGCGCTTCATTAAGTGTTCGCCTCCAATCAGGTGCATACTTAGAAACCATATCAGCCACTGCCTGCGGAGTATGTTCTACGCCTTCGCCTTCTAGTACTTGGATTAAACGCTTAAAGAACTGTGATGCCACTTCCGGCATATCTTTCTTAGCCGTATTGAATTCATACACACCGCATCGAGAGTGTAGTGGTTCAATGATACGATTCTTGAAATTACAAGTTAGAATAAATCGACAATTGTCTGAGAACTCTTCGATGAACCCACGAAGAGCTGGTTGGGTGGATTGTGGATTAAGGTAATCGGCTTCGTCTAGAATGACTACCTTATATCCACCTTGTAGTGATACAGTACTGGCAAACTGTTTAATCTTACCACGTAATGTATCGATGTTACCCTCTTCCGATCCATTGATCAGAATATAATCCAACCCAAGCTCATTACACATTGCCTTTGCCACGGTAGTCTTACCAAGACCAGGAGTACCGGAGAAGATCATGTTCTGGATCTCACCAGTCTCTACCATTTT